AAATTGATAGGTATAGGAATGAGAATATTGTAAATACGGGAATAACATGGAAAAACTAAGTCCTCTCATCCGCACCATGTTACATAAAAACTAATTGTAAAAAATCCTTGTAATGCTTGATAATATTAAGCTACAAGGATTTTTTGTGTTAGTTTGAAAATTGAGAAAAAGTGGTAAAAAATGGCGTTTTTTGATACAGATTACCCGAAAATTACCCGAGGATTATCTCAAAAGTTATTGAAAATTAGGCATTTTTTTAAATAAATTACCCGAAAAAGGAGTTTTTATTAAATGTTATCAAGCATATCTGCAATCATGTCATCATCGTCTTTTAAATATTCTGTGTAAGTTTGAAGTGTTATATTAATATTGCTATGTCCTAATCTCATAGAAACGTCTTTTATTTTTGCACCTGTTTTTAATAATATTGTTGGATGCGTATGACGTAGTTCATGTAGTGTTAAAACAGGAGTTACATGATTGTTTTCTTGCCATTTTTTGAACCAACCTGTTATACTAATGAAATTTACTGTATCAAAGAAGATATTTTCATTGCTTGAAGTTTCTTTATAGTAAGTATTTAATAACTCGTTAAGTGAAGAAGGAATTTTTATAGTTCTTCTTCTGGTAGAAACTTTTGGTTCTTTTTCAATCCAGCCAGAGCCTTTAACATAAATGCGGACACTATTGATAGATAAAGTTGATTTTTTATAATTAAAATCTCTTTTCCATTTTAAACCTGCTAATTCTTCTCGACAGAAACCTGTTTTTAGTGCTGTTTCAATTAAAATTTTTTTTGCTCTATTCGCATCATATTTGTCCGTATTTGAATTATTTAATAAATTAATGACAAGTTTATAGGTTGGTATATCATAGGCTCTTATTTTTGATTTTGAGGATAGTTTTGCTCGTTCGGAAGGTAGTTTATTTAGATTTAGACTTTTTGCTGGTAGTTTTCGGCATGGATTAGTTGGGATATAATCCCATTCAAATGCTTTTTGCAAAGAACCTGATATAATTTCATATAGTTTTAAATAAGTACCTTTACTTATTGGCTTATTAGTTTCTCTATTTTTATATTCTGTTTTGAATTTTTTTGCTATATTAAAATAATCAAGTAATAAAGAACTATTTATGTTCTTAAGTTTATAATTTCCAAGATAGGGAAGTATTCGATTGTTTAAGTAGAATAAGTATTTTGGAGCTACTGATTCTGAACAGTTGGCTCGTACATGTCTATCCATCCAGATTTGGCAAAAATCAGTGTATGTAAGATTAGTATTACAATACTGTCCTTTTTCTATTTTATCTATAAAAAGAGCAAGTTTTCTTTCAGCAATTTCGGGAGAAGAAGCATCAATAGTTTCGCTGTATCTTACTCTATCTAGCATATAATAAAGTCTTGCCTTTCCATTTTTTAGCATTTCATAGCTACCTTTTTTTCGTTTTGTATTTTCAATAGTTTTAACTTTAGAATTTTGTAATTGTTTTTGAATTTCTGACAATTGTTTTAGTATGTCTTCATTTAAATTTTGTGACATAAAAATACCTCCAATTTCTTTCATTTATTTTTAATAAACTATTGAAAATAGAAGTATTATAATATATAATATAAATACAATCACTTTCAATAGTGTTTGTGTGGGAAAAGAATTTGTGTGTTAGACTGCAATCAAACGGCACAATTCTTTTTCTTTTTTTAATTTAAGTTATTTCGAAACCATTTTTCTTTAGGTAAACAGTTATTTTCGTTTATACTTTTGGATATATTATTTTTGTCTAGCACTATATATATTTCTTCTAGATTTGCGATTGTGATAGGGTGTGCGATTTCTTTTTCATTTTCGTAATTTATTAGAAGTTTTGGGTCTAGGTTATTAAAATCTGTAATGCATTTATTTTTTAATAAAAAACAAAGTAGTTCAAAAATATCAATACCTAAATTGGAATTGCCTTTTATTAATAGTAATTTTCCGTTATAACCATTTATATTTAATAAGCCATCAATGCTTTTGGACCAAGATTGATAAAATGGCATGGGATATATATGACCTCTTTTTTTGGGATTATAATTGTGAAATCTGTAAATAGTTCCTTTATACAATACTAAATTAAGAAAATTCGTTTCTTCACTAGTAGGATTAGGTTTTTTCATAATTAAATTAATCTTGTTTAAAATAGGATCCCATACGTTATTTTGATAAAATTTAAAAAAACTTTTGGTGGTAGTGTGTTGACCGACACTATGACTTGCTAACCAATTATACAATTTACAATATATTATATTACTTTCTTCATTGCTAAATATCATATTAAATTAAAACTCCCTTTTTAACTGTTTTACGATTCCAACAATTGTTACTGGAATAGTTTTCATTTCATTATAAGTAAATATGAGTGGCTCATAATTAGGATTAAATGGTTGTAATAATATACTGTTATCATTCTTTCTACCTTTTTTAATTGTTGCCTCATCTCCATTTACAATTGCAACTACAATATCTCCAGTTTCAAAATCATCTTGTTTTCTTACAACAACAATATCATCTTCTATTATAAGAGGAGACATGCTGTCGCCTTTTACTTTTAAGCAAAAGAAATTTGAACCATCTCCAACTAGTGAAGTTTCAACATCAATAGTTCCAATCCAATTTTCTTGTGCTAAATAGTCATAGCCTGCTTTTACAATTCCGCAAGATAGGAAGAGAAACAACAGGGGTTCCGAATTTATCTAATTTTGTATTTAAATTTCTTTCCATAGGAACATCATAACCCATAAGCCATACTTCGTTAACATTATATAAATCAGCAAAAATCGATATAGTAGATTGTTTCATCTTTCCTACAATTCCTTTTTCATATCTTTCCAATAAACGAATACTGATACCTGTCTTCTTACTTACTTCTTCTAATGTTAAATTGAATTTATTTCTAAGATTTTTTAATCTTTTACTACATAATTGGAAATTTTCATCAAAGTTTGATGCTTTATTATGATGTTCTTCTATTAAATCAGATTTTTCTATTTTGAAATAATTGGCTAACATTTCAATTTTATCTATTCTTGGATAAAAATCACCATTATACCAACTAGTAAATGTAGTATATTTAAAGCCTAAATCAGTGCAAATATCATTTCTATTTTTGTTGTTTAAACTCATATAGTATTTTAAATTTCGTGAAAATATTTCCTTATTTCCTAAATCACTCATATTTTACCTCTCTGTAAGATTATACAACTTAACTGTAAAAAAATCAAGTTTTTTTTCAAAAAAGTATTGACATTTCATTTTAACTGTAATAATATAATTACAGTTAAACTGTAAACAAGGAGGAGAAAATAAAATGAAATGTACTTTAAAAGCAATAAGAGTCAATAAAAATTTAACGCAAGAAGAAGCTTCAAAAGGAATAGGCGTAAGTATTGAAACTTTGGCTAATTATGAAAAAGGAATAACATATCCAGATATTCCAACACTAAAAAATATAGAAAAATTTTATGGTGTTAATTATAATGATATTATTTTTTTAGACGAAAATTACAGTTAAACTGTAAAAAGAAGGAGAGTAAAAAACAAATGAAAGATTTACAGATATTTAACAATAATGAATTTGGAGAAATACAAATAATTGAAGAAAATGGAAAATATGAATTTGAGGCAACAGGGATGGCGAAAATATTGAAATATGCTAATCCACATGACGCAATATCAAGGCATTGCAGGTGGGTCGTGAAACGCGAGGTACCCCATCCACAAAGTAAAAACAAGACTATTGAGAAAAATTTTATAAGTGAAGGGGATTTATATAGACTGATTACGCATTCTGAATTGCCAGAGGCAGAGAAATTTGAAAGATGGGTATTTGATGAAGTATTACCAACATTAAGAAAAGAAGGAAGTTACTCTATAAAGAAAAGGAGCAAACCAATTGACAGAGCAATAAGACAACATTTTAATATAGCAGAAACAATCATTCAAAAAACTGGAATAAAATCAGGACTAGCCTATGCAGTAGCGATAAGTGAGGCAGAAAAAGAAACAGGTTATTCCTATGACGAATATAAGAAGTTGTTACCTAGTGCAGAACATGATATTGGAAGTTTTAATCCAACTCAAATAGGAGAAAAACTGGGTGGAATAAAGGCTCAACAAGTAAATAAGATGTTGGAAAAATTAGGTTTGCAAGTAAGAAAGGGTAAAAATTGGAGATTGACAGAACAAGGAAAAGAATATGGAGAAGAAAAGCCATTTACAAGGTTTGGACATTCAGATTACAAGATTTCATGGCATGAAAAAGTTTTAGATTATTTAACAAAATTCGATAATATTGCAGTCTAACACACAGAAAATGAGAAAGGAGGGATAAAATGTTGTATACAACACAACAAATAGCAGAAATGTATAGTTCTTCTGAAAATACAGTTTCGGCATACATGATAACTCATACATGGATACCTAATGGACTAAAACATATACGTGGAAAAGGGGCAGGATTTTTATACAAAAAAGAATGGGTTGAAGAGTATTTGGAAGAACAAGCAATTGTAAAACAAGAAACAAAAAGTAAAATTCATAAAAATAAAGTATCATATTTGAAATCAAAAAAGGTACAGTATGTAACTTAGAAAGGAGGAGAAAACATGAAATTAACAAAAGTACAGAGAACGACTAGATTTATAGTGTATGGCTTAGGAGATTTATTTATGCTAAGCATGATAACTGGGATATTACCGACAGCGATGTTGGGGTTGATATATCAAATATTTGGGATTTAGAATCTCGGAAAGGAGGAAAAAGCATGGAAGGAAAAGCAGATTGTTTTGCTTGGAAAGATGGAAATTGCAAAGTATTGAATGAAACTTATTGTAAAAAGCAGAAGTGCAGATTTTATATGTGCACAGAAGAACACATTGCGAAAAGAAATGAAATCAACGAAAGATTAAAAGAGAAAGGAGAATTGAGATAATGAGAATCGTGTTTTTAGTAATGTTTGTAACAGTGACTGTAATAGCAATATTTTACTGGATTAAGTATGAAAAAGAATGCGAGCATAGCTATGAATTAGAAGACGAATTACATGAAGTTAAAGCTGAATTGTTGAAAAGAAGAGGAATTGAAATGCGAATCAGTGAATTAGTTTCAAGTTACAGAAAAGATATTGTTAATACAAATGCTCATGCAATTTTAAGAGAGTTGTCAGAAATGAATTTAGACATAAAAAATGACATTAGCACCGACCAAAGTAACTAATGTCAAATAGTTTGAAAAATGAATCTTCTTCTTGTTTAGTGTAGCACAAAAACAAGAAGAAGTCAAGGAGGGGAAATGAAAGTATATAAATTTAATGGAACAGATGAAGTATTTGAAGATGAGGAAATGGCACTAGAATATTTAATGCAGACAATAGGTTTTTGTTTTGATGATACAGCAGATATAGAACAAATGGAAATGCAGGCAGAATTAAGAAGTATCTTACTAGAAACTTATTTTTATAAAGATAAATTGGAAGAGGACAGAGAAACTGAATTTGATTATTATTTTGACAAAGGTTTTCATCCAGATATTTTGGCGGAAAGCGGGGTATAGAAATGGATTTTGAAGAAAAGCAGACAGAATGGTCATGTAAACAGCAAAAAGAGGTACAAGTTATTTTGTCAAACAAATATAAAGAGGCAAAAAAGAAAGCAATTGAACTGATAAAAGATAAAAAATATGGATTGTGTGAGGCTGATTTTTGGATATTAAAAAATGAAACAAAAGATGGAAAAATAATGTATACGACTTTGATTTTAAGTCATAATGGTTGTTTAAAAATCAATGATAGTTTAGAAAGCAAGTTCAATCCTGATTCGGTTGAAATTATACAAAATGGCTATAAAAATGAATTAGTTTTTAAATATTGTGATAAAGAGCAAGGCATATTTGAAGTTGGCGAGGTTAGCGAAAAGAATTGCAAAAACGAATATCCGTACGCTATGGCACTAAAGAGATGTTTTGATAGGGTTGTATTGAAATTGAGTAAATTAGCTTATGCAGGAATTATGAGCGACAGTGAGGCAGATGATACATCTAAAGAATCAGAAGACAAAGACATGGCAAACGAAGTAATTAGTCAAACTAAAGTGGAGGCACTACAGAAAGCTATTAAGAAATATAAGATGACGAATGAGGTAGTTGGATTGATTCTTTCAAATTATGACTATAAAGAGCTTTCAGAGATTAAAACGAAGGACTATATGAATATAGTTAATGATTTGAGTTTGAATAAGTAGGGGTAAATATGGTTGGAACAAGGGATAAAGTAATTCAATATTTGCAGACACAAGATTGTAGTAAAAAGTATGAAGTGAAGGACTATAAGCCAAAACGAAGTTTGAATGCAAATAGCTATTGTTGGGTTTTATGCGATAATATAGCAAAAGAATTAAGCAAAGATGGCACTATAACAACGAAAGAAGTAGTTTATCAAGATTCTATATTGCAGATTGGAACTTTTGAACCGATGATATGGGAAGAAAAGAATTTTGAGAAATGCAAGGAGATTTGGCAAAAACAGGGTTTAGGCTTTTTGGTGCAGGAAGTAGCAAGAAGAAATAAATGTGTCAAGGTTCATTGTTACTATGGTTCTAGTACGTATGACAGCAAGGAAATGAGTTTGTTGATACAGTCTTTAGTGGAATTGGCAGAGAGTTTGAATTTAGAAACGAAGTCAAAGGCTGAAATAGATAGCTTATTAAGGAGTTGGGAATGAGTTTTAACATTGTAACAGATTTATCAAATAGCTTTTATCCTTATCCGAAATCATCAGATAAGAAAAAGAAAGCATCAAATAAAAAGAAACAAGAAGAACTTTGTATTATGCCAAAAAGCTCATTGTATAGTACAAAGAGAACAGACAAGTATTGCGAAAGACACGAAGTTTATTTTTCAAAAGCTTATAGACAAAAGAGTATAGACGATGGTTTGATTGTATTTTTAACAAGAGAAAGCCATCGTGGAACAAATGGTGTACATGGAAAAAATGGAAACAAACTTAATAGACAGCTAAAAAAAATGGCGCAAAAAGCATGGATGGAATATTACAGGAAAACAGAGAAAGATTTTATAGAGAGATATGGAAAGACTGCGTAGAAATACTAGAGAAAGGAGGAAATGATGCAATATATTGATTTAATTAATGCCTTCAATAAATGGTGCGAAACAAATTATTTGCCAAGTTCAGCACAGTTATTATGGTTTAAGTTAATAAACTTATTTAATGGTGCAGGGTGGAGCGAATGGATTTCAGTAGATAACTTAAGATTGATGAGTATTATGCAAATCAGAAATGAGAAAACACTGATAAAATGTAGAGATATACTAATAGATGAGAATTTTTTTGAATATCAAAAAGGTAAAAAGGGTTGTCCGAATAGATATAAAATAAATACTGTAAATTTTACAGTAAAAAATACAGTTAATAGCACAGTATTAAATACAGCAGATAATACAGTTAATAATACAGACATAAATAGAATAAGACAAGATAAAGACAAAAATAAGAAAAATAATAAAAAGAAGTATGGAGAATATCAGAATGTGCAATTTGATGATGAGCAATATGAAAAGCTGATAAATGAATTTCCAAATGATTATGAGAAACGTATTCAAAGTCTAGATGATTATATTCAATCTAGCGGTAAGAAGTATAAAGACCATTTGGCGACTATACGAAATTGGGCAAGGAAAGAAGGATATAAAAAGCCTGAGAAAATTGAATATCAGACAGTTAGTACAGAAGGGTTGACGAATGAGGAATATGAAAAATTACTAAGGGAAAGGAGAAAAAATGTTTGATGAAGAAATTGAGAAAGCAGTATTATTTTACATGATTTTTGAAAAAGTTGATTTTAATGTTGATGAAAAAGATTTTGTGGATGATAGGAATAAAAAAATTATAGTGGCGATTAATCAACTAAAAGCCGAAAAAAGTGAAATATCAATTTTGAGTATTGCAGGAAAAATACGAGGAAATAACACGCAAATCATGCAGTACATATCAGATTTAGGGGAATATATTTTTGGTATATCGGCAGATACAGCATATGGTAAATTGATTGAATATAGCAAAAAGAGAAGTGTTTGTGAATTAATGGAAAAGGTCAAAGGAGAGGTCATCAATGTTGAAAATATGGATAATTTAATTGAGAAGACGATAAAACAGTTGACAAAAATTGAACAGCAAAACGAAAAGAATAAAACATTTCTTGAGCAAGTAATCAATACCATGGGAGAAATAGAAAATAATTACAATCAAAGGTCAGATTTTTCGTTATATACAGGATTGCTGGATTTGGACAATATTTTATTGGGGTTACACAAGCAGGAGTTGACGATAATTGGAGCTAGACCAGGTGTGGGAAAAACTACAATGGCATTACAGATTGGTGAGTATATAGCAAGAAAAGGACTGAATGTAGGTATTATTAGTCTGGAAATGTCTGAAACACAGTTAATTCAAAAGATGATAGCAAGAATAGGACGAGTGAATAGTTATAAATTACGAGCTGGAACATTGGAAGATAATGATTTTGAAAAAATAGCAAACATATGTGGAAATTTAAAAGATTTGCCGTTTCAAATTATTTCAAAGGTTAGGACAATTCAAGAAATCGAAGTAAAAGCGAGGGAACTAAAGAATAAAAATAGGTTGGATTTGTTGATTGTAGATTATATACAGCTAATAAAAAATGCTAGAAAATTCAACAATAGGGAGCAAGAAGTAGCAGACATAAGTAGAACCTTGAAATTATTGAGTTTAGAACTAGAAATACCGATTGTTGGATTGTGTCAATTAAACAGAAATGCGACACGAAATGAGCCAACATTAGCAGATTTAAGAGAAAGTGGAGCAATTGAGCAAGATGCGGATAATGTGATTTTTCTGTATCAAGAAGAAGGGCAGGAAGAAGAGAAAGCACCAACAGTTATTGCGAAAGTAGCAAAACAGCGTGCAGGAGATGTTGGAAAAATAAAATTAAGATTTAATAAGGCAAATAGTGAGTTTGTTTCATTAGTTCGATAGGAGGAGTATGAAAATAATTAAAATGAAAGACTTTTTGAAGTTAAGTGATGTAGACAAAATAAGAATGTGTCAACTAATTGCATTAGGAATTTTAAAGATTGAGAAGTAGGAGGAATACATATGAAAATGACACAAGGAGAACGAATTATTGAGTATATAAGGAAGTTTGGAAGTATAACAAGTTACGATGCTTATAGCGATTTAGGAGTTACGCAATTTTCAACTAGAGTGAGTGAATTAAAAGAACAAGGCTATGAATTTAAGACAGAGTGGGAAAGTAAGGAAAACAGATATGGTGAGCCAGTAACATTTAAAAGATATTATTTGGCGGATATGGTAAGCGAAAATATGGAGCATATTCCGACTTTGGAAGGGATGAGCTATGAATAGTAAATACGAAGTATTTGAAAATGGACGTTGTTTTGGCTGTATAGGATTAGCACAAGACAATATAGACGAATTAAAAAAGATATGTGAAACATATCGAGAAGAGACTAAAACAGAAGGAGAACAGATGAAATGGTCTGCCAAATATGATAGGGTGTGATGAAATGCAGTATTTGTATGATGGAAGAAAAGGAAAAACAACCCTCGCTAAAGCTAACAAGGGTTGTAGAAACAAGATATTAACTTCAAAAACACGTAGACCAGATTAAAATAATAAGTACAAAAAAAAGTATCATTGCAATAAAGCTAAAACTTGCCAGTAAGATAATTTCCAAAATAATTAAAGCAGTTGTTGAAGCGAAGAAAAAAATTACAACGCCAATTCTTTCTTTCCGATTTTCGGCACAAATTATACCTATAAGCGAAAAAAATGCCATAACAATAACAGTTATTGTAACAATGCCAGGAATACAGGGCTCAACAAAGTTTTTGTAGATGCTATGTATAAAAGTTTCTAACATAATTTCACCTCCGTTCAAATTATTAAAACAAGGTTATCAGTTCCAATTTAAAAATATATATAATTATAATACATATTTACATAAAAGTCAAGAGGAGAAGAAGAATTGAGTGAAAGTTTGAAAACAAAGAAAAGCCAATTTGTTATGATTTAGTAGACCCGCTTCAATATTTTGAAGGGATGTATAAGTCTAGAAAGGGCTATTATAGAAAAAATAATAATGAAATTGTGGAGGTATCAAATGAAGAAACGAAATGTAATTGAGTTTATAGAATCAATTGAAGATTGCGAAGACATTGAAGGAATATATATCGAGGCAGGCATAAGAAAAGACTTTATTCAAGTCAGTTATTATGATAAGGACGAGCAATACAAGAAAAAAGCAGAAATATATAAGAGATAAAAACTTTAGAAAGGCATGAAACAAATGAATATAGAAGATTTAATGCAATATATGTTAAATCTGTTTGATAATACAAATAAACAATTGCATGATGAATATGAAAAATTAAGTCAAAAGGATATGGAATTATCGGATTTGGACCACTACATAGAAAATCATACGTTGAAGTGTTATGAATTAGCGAAAATAGGGAGATTAAGAAAGACACTACGAGAAGAAAGACGAGAGATAAAAAATAATATCGATATGATAGAAGTAATTAAGAAATTTACAGATAAATATAACAACAAATTGATTGTAGGTGATATTATTCAGAATTTGAAGGAGCAAGAAAAGCTAAAAACAAAACAGAAGAATCCGAAATATAGGTATAGAACCGATATTTTAAAAAGATTTGAAATAGATAATAAGGAGGAAAAATAAAGATGAATAAAAAAGAAAAGATAGAAAAACAAATTGAAGCAACAGAGGAAAACATTAAATATTTTAAAAGTCGAGTAAAAGATAAGGAAGATTTAAAAAGCGGATTAGAAGCTAAACTTGAAGAATTAAAACAAGAAGAACAAGAGTGGAAACCAGATTTGGGAGAAATTTATTGGTTTGTAGATTTGGATATTATGAAAGTTATAAATGCAAATTGGAGTAATCATAAATATGATAACATACGTCTACAACACAAAGTAATATTCAAAACAGAAAAGGAAGCAGAAGAATATCTAGAGTATTTGCAAGCAAAAGAAAAAGCAATGAATGAGTTTTCGAATGCAGAATGGGAAGATGAGGATATTAATAAATATTATATTTATTATGATTGTGAAGATAATTTTTTTAGAGCAGATTATTCTTATTATTGCAGAAGAATAAACGAAATGTATTTTCGCACAAAAGAATCAGCACAAGAGTTTATCAATAAGTATGAAAAATATTTGAGAAGGGAATTAAAAATTTAGACAATCAAGTTACAGTCAAATAACGAAATGTAGTAATAGCGTAAGTTGTAAAGATTTATATAGATAAAATTGAAATTAAAATCAAATAAAAATTTGGATTGGAGGTAGAAGATGAGTAAAGAAGTAGAAGAACTACTAAATAAAAGCGAAATAGAATGTTGCAAAGAAGAATTAAAAAATTACATAGAATTTATGGAAACAGCAGGAGATAATGCAGGCTGGGCAAGAGGTTTAAAGTGGTATGTAGAAGAGCTGGAAAAAGAAAAGCAACAAGTATTAGACGATTATCAAGAGTTAGGGAAAGATTTAGCATCTAATTTTATTGCTAAAGAAGTAATAAGAGAGAAATTAGAAGAATTAAAAGAAAATTTAAATACAGTAGAACACTACGAAACAGTAGGTGCAATACGAATTTTAAAAGAAATATTGGAAGGAGAAAAGAAATGAATAAAAATATAGATTTAACACTTACGTGTTTTATATCAATGATTATACTAATATTAGTGACACTAGCATGTCTTGTAACTGATTATCATGAACAAGACGAGCAAATCAAACAACTAAAACAAAGCAATGTAGAAATACAGCAAGAATGTGAAGTATACAGAAACAGATGTTTAGAATTAGAGAACATGCTTGAAGAATGTGGACTAGTTGTTGATAATTGCGAATGTAGATGAAAATGAGAATACTCAAGCGAGACCAGCGATTTCTTTTAGATTGACAGAGATGACTCCTAAATTAATAGATACGGCTGAAATAAAAAATTTAATTATTAATTTAATGATTGAAACAACTGATTTATTTAATTTATTCATAGCATTCTCCTTTCTTTTGAAACCATTTGGTGCTAGTCCGTTCGAACCCGCTAAGGCTCGCTTCAATATTCTCACAAATATAATATTAACATGAAATAAAAAAATAATCAATAGGAGGAAGAAGAAATGTATCAAGAATGGATGAAAAATATGCCGATAATAATAAGTTCGGAAAATAAAACATGTCCGCATTGCGGAAGAAAGTTGGGTGAAGAAAATGAAAAGATATAAAACAAAATTAGGAAGGATAATAAATTTTATAAAAAATGAAAACAAATTTGAATTTGGGGATATGGTAAGAATATTACCACTCAAAAAAGAATTAGGAGCACAAGAGTTTTATGCAAAATATGTTGGATTGCTAGGAATCGTAACTTCAATTTCTTATGACAAAAAAGATTATATTTTTGGCGTAAAATTTGAAGATGGAAACAGATTTGATTTTGCAGTAAACGAATTAGAGAGAATACAAACTGAAGACCCAATAAGATACAGAAAATTAAATATAGAATATTAAGGAGGACAAACAATGACAGATGAAGAAAAGAAAGCGATAGAATTTTGGCAAGGTCAAGTAGAATTGTATTCAAAAGAAGGCAGACCTCGAAAGACGTTACAAATACTATTAAATCTAATAGAAAATACACAGAAAGAAATAGAATACTGGAAAGACAAATTTGACAAAGAATTAGATGACAATATAGAAAAAACTACAAAAATAATGAAGAAAGACAACAGAATAAAAGAATTAGAAAAAGCAGTAGAGAAGAAAGACAAAGTGATAAGAAAAATGTCCGAAAGAGTTTATTTAAAAAAAGAAGAATACAAATGTGTGAGAGAAAATCAAACAAGAAAACTACACAAGAGTTTTGAAGATTGTATAATAGAATATTTTGAAAAGAAAGAGAGATAAAAAATGAATAATACGGATACAGTTTTTTATTTAGAAATGATGAAAAATTGCTATTTGGGAGCAATGCAAAAAAATATAGAAACATTAAATAAGTTTGATGCAACAGCTTCAAATGCAATATTGGAAAAGAACGTAGAAGCATTAGAAAATGCGATAGAGGCTGTAAAATGCAGAATGGAGGGATAGTATTATGAACATATTAGATATAGCATTAGCGATAAGTTTAGTAGCACCGTGGATAGTTTTGGTAATTGCAATAATTTTTTCATTTAAAGATTAAAAAATGCAAATACTAACAACATGAGAGATGATGAAATTATAAAAATGTGGCAAAGTGGCTTAAATAAATATCAAGTAGCAAAACAATACATGAGAGAATACAATCAAAGAATCAAGATTGTACGATATGATATGAGACACAGGCATGAAAGATTTATGACGAATAGAGAAGCATTAAGATATGTAGAAGATGTGATTTTGAAGTATGTAAGGAGGTACGAATGAGCAAAGAGGAATTGATTAAGTTATTAAAAAAACACAAACAAACTACAGCCAAAAAAGGTTTGAATTTGAATGATATTAATAAACTAAAAAGAGATATTGAAAAAATAAAACGTGATTATAGCACAAGTACAACACAAACATATCAGGAAGGCAGCAGAAGCAACGAGATAACAAGTAAAGTGGAAAACGCAGTTGTAAAAAAAGATGAAAAAATAATTAAAATGGAAGAGGAAATAAAACGCTTGGAAGAGGAAACAATAGATTTGGATTATGAATTGAATCAAGTAAATATCAGACTAGGCGCTCTAACTTATGTTGAAAAGACAGTATTGGAAGCAAGATACATAGATGAAATGGAATATGACGATATAGGCAATAAAGTATTTTATGATATAAAACATCAAACAAGAAGCGGAGATACAATAAAGAAAATATGTAAGAAAGCGTTAAGTAAAATGTTGACATTGTAAAATTACCTGTTTTTTACACGAAAATTACCCGTTTTTGCACTTGTTTTAACTAAAACCATTGTGTTATAATTATAATCAGAAAGAATAGATTTTTTATCTCCTTTATAAAAAACGAAAGTCACGAGAAATCGTGGCTTTTTATATTTGGAAAGATAGCAACGGCCTTCTAAGCCGTGGGGCGGACGTTCGAATCTTAAGAAGAGGTGATATACAAATGATTGGAAGTAAAACAGCAAGTGAAAATGATTATGATTATAAAATGAGAAAGAAATACGAAACAAAACGAGCAAAGAAGTGCAAAGATAGAGAATGTGGAGAATGTAAGCTGAATCAGATTTGTACAGAAAGCGAGGAAAAGAAATGATTAATTTTATTTTGGCGCTAATAGCAATTATATTGAGTCCGTTGTTGATAATATGTGCGTTTATTAGCTTAGTGTTGATTACAGAAATAGTTGCTATTGTAGCAAATGTGATTGCTGATGGGATTAGAAAGTTGATTGATTCTATAAAGGAAGATAAATAATGAATGTTAATCAAAATATAAATAAATTATTATATGCTCTAACTTCAAAAGGACAGTTATATAAAATCAATAGTTTTAAATTTTATAGTGAAAAAACTAACAAGTATTGTACAAAATATCAAATTCTAAAAAGAAGAATAATTGAAGTATATAATACAGAAACAGAAAACGTAGAGTATCAAGAAAAATATAAACAAGATTATGAATGTTACAGCAAAATAGATTTAATGAAGTATTTAGCAGATGAACATAGAAAAGGAAGTGAGGCAAATGGAAGATGAAGCAAAAGAGTTGACAATAAAACAACAAAGATTTGCAAACATATATATAGAAACAGGTAACGCAACACAAAGCTATATAGATGCAGGCTATAAAGCAACAACCAAAAAAGTTGCTGAAGCGAATGCGAGAAAATTACTCGCAAATTACTCGGTGCAAGTATATATACAAAACAAAATGAATGAATTGCAAAAAGATTCTATAGCTTCACAAGATGAAGTATTGCAATATTTGACTAAAGTAATGCGAGGAGAGGAAAAAGACCAGTTTGGGTTGGATGCTTCTTTACAAGATAGAACAAAATGTGCTGAATTGCTAGGAAAACGATATGGAACATTCAAAGATAAAATAGAACATGGTGGAAGTGTTCCAGTCGTTATTTCTGGAGATGATGAACTTGAAGATTAATAAGTTATATTTACCAGAAATAGTAGGAAAAGGATATAAAAAATTTTGGAATTTTAAAGGCAGATATAGAGTTGTAAAGGGGTCAAGGGCTAGCAAGAAATCAAAGACAACAGCATTATGGTTTATCACAAATATGATGAAGTATCCTGAGGCAAATTCTTTAGTTATAAGAAAAACATATAGAACATTAAAGGATAGTTGTTTCACAGAGCTTAAATGGGCGATACATAGATTACAAGTAGATGATTTCTGGGAAATAAAAGAAAGTCCACTTGAAATGACATATAAACCAACAGGACAAAAGATATATTTTAGAGGATTAGACGACCCACTAAAGGTAACATCAATATCAGTAGATATCGGTGTTTTATGTTGGCTATGGATAGAAGAAGCGTACGAAATAACAAAAGAATCTGATTTTGATGTAATAGATGAAAGCATAAGGCGGAGAAGTTCCAGAAGGATTATTCAAACAAATAACATTAACTTTTAATCCGTGGAATGAACATCATTGGATTAAGAAACGCTTCTTTGATGTAGAAGATGAAGATATTCTAGCAATAACAACAAATTATATGTGTAATGAATGGCTAGATGAAGCCGACAAAAAAGTGTTTGAACGAATGAAAAAGAACAACCCAAGAAGATACCAAGTTGCAGGATTAGGAAATTGGGGCATTGTAGATGGGTTGATTTATGAAAATTGGAAAGAGGAAAGTTTTGATTTAAACAAAATAAGAAATTTGGAGAGTGCTTTTGGGTTAGATTTTGGATATACAAATGACCCAACGGCACTTTTTTGTGGTGCAATAGATTTAAAAAATAAAAAAATATATGTATTTGATGAGATGTATCAAAGAGGAATGAGCAACAAGGCGATATATGAAAAAATCAATCAAATGGGGTATTCAAAAGAAAGAATAACAGCAGATAGTGCAGAACCAAAATCGATAGATGAATTAAAAGGTTTGGGGGTAAGAAGAATGTCAAGTGCGGTAAAAGGAAAAGATAGCATAAATAATGGAATACAGTTTATACAAGATTTTGAAATAATAATACACCCAAAATGTGTGAATTTTTTAACAGAAATAAGTAATTACACATGGAGCGAGGATAAATTTGGAAACAAGGTAAACAAACCAATTGATGATTTTAATCACTTAATGGATGCGATGAGATACGCAATAGAAAGATATATAAGTCAAAAGAAGATTACTTTTGGTTATACAAAACCTATATAGGAGGAATAAAATGATACAATGGAATGAAAAAACATTAGAAAATCCAGATAGTGTTTCGCAAATACTGGCATTAGCTGATGTAGAATGGAACAGTAGGAAAAAATTGTATGAAAGAATACGAAGAAAACCAAATTATTCAGAGATTGTAAGTGAAGATGATAACAAAATAAAAGTAGGATTTGAGAATTATATTAATTCTATGGTAACTGGCTATTTTGCTGGAAAGTCTCCTGTGTACGATGTTGAAAAGATTTCAGACACTAAAAAATTAAATATCATCAAAAAAATATTAAATAAGATATTTAGTATAGATGAAAACAAGGATGAGGAATTGAAGGTGCTAATTGATTATATTAGTAAGTACAATGATGAATCAGCAGAGTTTTTTGATTTGGCTTTTGATTATTTTGGCATGAGGGCTTGTTATGAAGTGTTGTATGAGAATGACGAAAATGAAATCGTATATACAAAACAAAGTGCTTTGAATACAATTGGAATTTTTGATTATTCAACACCAGTACAACAGATAGGGCAATTAAGAAAGTGGACAGAGAAAAACGAAAATAATAATGATATTGTAATTGTGGAATTGACAACGATAAATGGCAAGAGATACTATTCACCAACCCCAGATGACTATAAAAAGCTAAAAGAAGATGAAAGCAGATATGAGAAAGGCAAATGGAATATGCTTCCTTGTATTGCAATAGAAAATGAAATGGGATTATCATGTTTTGAACTGGTAATCTCTTTAATTTGTGCTTACGAAAGAGTAATACAAAATAGCAGAAATACATTTCAATACAATGATGACGCAAAATTAAAGATAACAGGGTATAGCCCACAAAATGAGCTAATGGTAACGAAACTAGACAAAGAAGGAAACCCAGAACTAGATGAAAACGGACAAGAAAAGCAGATACTTAATGAGGCAAGAAAAAAAGAAGATGAAACAACGCTAAAAATGGGTGTGTTTTATACACCTGATAAAGATGGCGACATTGCTTGGGTAGAAAAAAACGTACAAGATACAGCCTTACAAAATCATAAAAAGACATTAATTGATTTAATTTCAATGATTTCGGGAGTCCCAAATATAACAGACTTGGGATTTACAAATGCAGATAATGCGAGTGCTTTAGATAGAAAGTTTTTTGCGTTAGAACAGATAATTACTCAAGCAGATAAACAGTTTAAAAAAGCTATTTTGAGGCGTTGGGAAACGATTATTGACAGAATTAATAAGAGAAAGCATAAGCAGTATGATTTTAGAAGTATTAAGATTGATTTACAAAGAAATTTGCCGACTGACAAAGGAACTGAAACAGACAGGGCATTGAAATTGCGTGGATTGCTTAGCGATGAGAGTATTATTGATATGTTGCCAGATGACTTTGATTCTATATCAGAATTAGAAAAGATGGAAAAACAAAATCAAGAAAACATGCAAAAGAATTTAGAAAATATGCAAATGTTAGGAAGTGATAGTGAAAATGTGGGATTATCACAACAAACAGATGGTAAAGCTAAAGAGAATATATCAAAAGACGAGCAAGCAAACTCAAAACAGGTTACAACTAATACTAAAAACGTACAACTTCAACCGAAGCAGTCTGTATCAGATAGCAAACAGCAAGACAAAAAGTAGTGTTAATACTTATATTGAAGAAATGAAAGACAGAGGTTTGCTGACCGGTTATTTTGGAATGCTGGCTAAAAATATATATGGCAGGACTAGGGTAAAGAATAGCGAAATATTGGAATTGTTGATATATGGTGCTTACATAGAAGAACAAAGCAAATTAGAATCGATAGAATTAAATATGTTAAAAGATGTAGTGAATCATTATTATCAGCAAGGACAAGAGGAAGTTAATCAAACTTTAAATAAGAAAAAGCAGGTATCTGTGATTCCAGATGCTATTTTTTGGGCTTTGCTAGATATGCCAAACAGCAAAGGTTATATTTGGAAACAATATGTGGAGGCTATTATCAAATATAATGCAGACCAAATTTATAGGCAGTGTATCATAAATATACAGCAAGACAAAGAAAACAACATTGATGATGATGTGTTTCAAAACATAATAAAGAAACAACAAAATAGCAAGTTATGCATCAATGGAGATAAGATTTCTGGCGATGTTGATTTGACATCAATTGGGTTGAATAATCAAGCAAAAATGCAAGGAATATACAGTTTTGACGAGAAAGCAAAATGCAAATTCGTAGCAGTAGAAGATGAATCGACAACAAAAGAATGTCATAGTTTAAATAGACAGGAGTTTTTTATTCATGACTGGAATGAGTTTTGGAGATATAGTAAAGCAAATAGAAGTCTAGTGAAATATCGTTGTTATGGGTTAGTAGCAGGATTAAATTTACCGCCAATTAATGATGGATTTCATTGGTGTAGAAGTACAATTATTTATTTGCCACCTATTGCAAAGCAAGGAAAAATAAAGTATAATGATTTAGATATACCAAAAATCAGCAAAGATGTTAAACCATTACTCAAGGATTATAAACTAAATCATAATGTCAAAAAGTTGTTTGACAAATATTTGACAAGTGAAAACGTGATAATTGATAATAATAACAGTAAGCCAATGTATTATAGTGTAGAGGATGATAAAATAATAATAAATCCAAAACATCACGAATTTCAATATTATGATTTGCAAGAAAGTTTAGCTCACGAAATAATACATATGATAGACAATAGAAAGGGAATAGTATTAAGTAATCATAACTTTATAGAAACACAAATAAATTTAGCCGAAATTGAGATTATGAAACATAAAGATAGATATAATGAATTATTTATAAATAATAGAAACTATGAAGAAAATATGACTATAAGCGATATTTTCTCAGCGGTAACAAATAATAAAATAAGAGGAGCATTTTATCATGATAGTTCAAAATGGAATAATCACAGTATTAAATATAGTGAAGTAGTTTCGAATATTATGACTGCAGAAATTACAAATAATAAATATTCATTAAAACTGATAAGAGAAATAAAACCACTAAACAGAATTAAGGAAAGGTTGATGAAAGAATATGAAATTATCTGAAAAAGCTAGAAGATTAAGAGAAGAATATAAGAATAAATACAAAGAACAGCCGAAGGGATGGGAATACGACAAAGAAACAATGCAAGAATACGAAGAGTATTTAGAAAAAGAATTAACTAAGCTATAAATTTAAAATTATAGATTGAAAAGAAGTGAAGTTGACCACTTCTTTTTTTGTTGCCGTTTTATCGTGGTTAGGCGTAATAAAATAAACGAAATATTTTAGTAACAATTTGGGCTTAAATGGACGAATTGGGACAAGGGGTAGAAAAATGGAAAATGAAGAAGAAAAAGTTGATACTGGAGCTGATGAAACAGTAGAAATTGAAAACAAAGAAACTAATTATGAGGAATTGATTTCAACAGATAAGAAATTACAGTCTTTTGTTGATAAAAAGGTTACTCAAGGAATTAGTACGGCAGTTGAAAAAGCAAGAAAACAATGGCAGTTGGAGCTTGATACAGAAAAGACAGAAGCTGAAAAATTGGCACAGATGAATGAAACACAAAAATTACAATATGAGCTTAGCAAACAAAAGAAATTAAATGAAGAAGCTCAAAAGAAGTTGAATGCGCGAGATTTGAAAGATGAGGCGATAAAGATTGCCACAACAGCAGATACAGCATTTGACCCAGAGTTTTTGAATTTATTTGATTACGAAAACATGACAGCAGAAGAATTGCAAGAAAAAACAAAATTGATTAAGACAATTCAAGATAGAATTGTGGAAAAAGCAGTAAATGAGTGGTCAAAAGAGAAACCACCTTATAATCCAAACCAAGATAACACAAATAGTACAGATGTGCAAGTGTCACAAGCGTTTGGAAATAATTAATAGAAAGAGAGGAAAGAAATATGGCAGTTTATAATTATGCAGAAAAATTTGAAAGAGATTTACAACAAAAATATGCAAGGGAGCTAACAAGTAATAGTTTATTTGGCTCGAATCCAAATGTAAAGTTTATTAATGCACAAACAATTAAGTTACCTAAAATTACGGTAAGTGGCTATAAAGACCACAACAGAAATGTATTAGGGTTCAACAGTGGAACCGTAACAAATGAATGGGAGCCAAAGAAATTGGAACACGATAGAGATATCGAATTATTTATTGACCCATTGGATGTTGATGAAACGAATTTAGTTTTAGAAATGGCAAATTTAACAAATACATTTGAAAACGAACAAGTTATTCCTGAAACAGATTCTTATGTTTATTCAAAATTGTATGCGGAGGCCAACAAATATAAATCTGCTGGTGCCAAAGTAGATACTACAGCGCTTACTAAGGCTAATATTTTAGATTGGTTTGATGACAGAATGGGAGAAATGGACGATTTAGGCGTGCCAGAAGAAGGACGAGAATTACGACTTACTTCTGATATGTACAAGTTATTGAAACAAGCAGATGGTATTTCAAGAATGCTAGATGTGTCAAAAGCAAACAACATTGATAGACGAGTACATTCTATTGAAGATGTAAAAATTATTAAAGTACCAAGTGCAAGATTTAAAACAGCATATAATTTTACGAATGGTTGCGTAGCAGATGATACAGCAAAACAAATTAATATGATGCTTTGTCACCCATCTTGCCAAGTATCAAGACAAAGATATTCTTATATCAAAGTGTTTACGCCAGGTCATGATTCAAAAACAACTGATAAATATTTGTATCAAAACAGAAAGTTCTGGGATAGCTTTATGATTGAGAATAAAGCGTGTGGAATGGCATTTAACGTAGGGGCTTAATTTTAAGCCTCTGATTATATTTTAGGAGGGAAACTATGAAAGCGAAGAAAGAAAATAAAGTTTATGAAGTAGATAAAACAACAAAAGACAGATATGTCAAACTTGGCTATGATATCTATGACGATGAAGGCAAATTGATTGAAAATGCTAAGAACAAGACGGTAGCTTATGAGGAATATGAAAAATTGCAAAAAGAATTAGAAAGTGCGAAAAAAGTTCCAAGCAATGCTAAAGCATTAAAAGAAAAATGCGAAGAATTAGAAACAGAAAAAGAGAATTTGCAGGCACAATTAGATTTAGCAAATACTAAAATTGCAGAATTGGAAGCAGAAAAAGAACCTAAGGAGGAATAAGAAAGGCGGGAGCAGTAGTATGTTAGAAAAAATAAAAGCGAACTTAGGGGCAAATTATGCAGAAAATACAGATGATGTTTTACAAGATATCATCAATGAAATCACATCTATTGCCTGTGATATTTCAAATAGAAGTAAAGATGATGAAAAGTTAATTCCATACATTAGCAAAGCAGTAAAAGCAGAATATTTGACAAGAGGTGCCGAAGGGTTATTGGCTCGAACGGAAGGAAGCGAATCTAGTTCATTTGAGGATATTGTTGATAAAATGCGTTCTAATATAATTAAAAATGGTGTTAGGAGGCTACGTTAATGTTATTAAAGAATTTGCAAAAAGTGTATATTAGTAAAGCGATTCAAAAGAAGAACCACGGAGAGTATACGAAAACTTGGGAATACAAGGGAATGACGCATACAGTTGATGAAGTGAATAAAATGACAGTGCGTGAATTTCATAATATGCTGGTTAGGCGTTTACGTGGTAAGGATAAAACAGGGATTGCTTGGCTTAATTTGCAACAGGATGTTAACGAATTGGATAGAAAGTCCACAGGCGAAGTGAATTACGATATTTACAAAGCGAGAACCGATAGGCAATACGCAATTGAAAATGGAGATGGAATTTCGTTGACAGATATTTCCGAAAAGCGAGATTTTAAGCCCGAGTATCGCGTTTTAGACCATAGCAAAATTGGAAATACGATTGTGTATCGATTGGAGAAATATTATGGGGATTAAGATTACAGCAAAAGTTAAAGTGAAACATAATTTCAAGAAGATACAAAAATTGGAAAAGCAGTTGGTACCTACAATTACAGAAAGTTTGGAAGATGTTTTGAAAAATATTCGTGGATTTGCGATAAGGCTTGAAAAAGGCCATAATAGCGAGGGTATTCTTTGTGAGATGATTGACATGTCGACAAAAGAAGTAAAGCGGACGAGTATTTGCTGACCCAGCTAAATTCATGAGTAATGGGCAGTCTTATTTGTGGTTTGAGTATTTTGGTACGGGGTCGAATGCAGAAATGCCTCATGTGGGAAATACAAAGCATTTTTTAGAAAGTGGTTATACAGAATGGTTTATTCCAGTTGCAAAGGTAGAGAAGGCTTTGGGGTATCCGATTGTGGAAATACAAGGTGTACAATTCTATATTGCACATGGAATGAAAGCAAACCATTTTATGGCAGATGCCGAATTTAAGTCGAGAAATGAAAATGTGGAAATCGTAAAGAAAAAGCTAGATACAATGCTGAAGGAGGTTTGCAAATGAGAGATTTAAGCGAAAGGGAAGTGTCTGATTTTGTTTGTGAGAGGTTGGAGGCTTTAGGGTACGAACTGGTTTTGACAAATCCAACAAAGGAAGGTGTTTTTCCGTGTATTGAATTGCATTTGCCACTTAAAAGTGTGAATCGAACATATAATGCGTTTCCGATAAGGTCTGCTTTTCAAGTATCGGTTACTTGTTGGAATGCAGAACAACGTAAATGTATGGAAATGACACATGAAGTTGATGGGAAGTTACAAGAGATGAATTTTACAAGGACGAATACAAATCCTTGTATATATGATAGTATCATAAAAAAATATGGAATTACAGTGATGTATGAGGTTCGTTTCAATGGTTTAACGGACTCTTTTGAATTTATAAGATAATAAGGAGGAAATGAAAATGGAAGAAATGCCAGATATTAGTACATTATCAAAATTATGGTATGCAGAAAATGAAAATGGGACAGACAAAAAACAAATTTGTTTGACTGAGGAAATCCCTGCTTTGGAGGAGGCACCAGAGCAAATTACAGGAAGTGCGGTTGATATTAATTACGAGTTTTCGAGACCAGGAAAGGTAAAAGCAGGAACGATTGAGGTACCTGTTTATTATACACATACGCAACATAAAAGATTAAAAGAAATTGAAAGAAAAGATGTTTGGTTTTTTAGACAATATCCAGAGAATACGGCACCAAGTGGGGAAAAACCATTGATTCAAAAATTTCAAGGAAGTTTGGTTGTTGTTGCTGATACGCTTTCAGATGAGGAATGGATTAAGGATAAAGTAACGATTTATAGAACATCTGCCGTAACGGAAATGTATGGATTTCCCAGCGAGTAGTCCTGCTAAGGCTAGGAGTAGGACAAGTAAAAAGACTAGCGCAGAAAATCAAGAGGATGTGTAAAGGCATCCTCTTTTAAATGGGAGGAAATAAAATGATTTTAGAAACAAAAAATAAAAAAGTGGATTTAGTGTATCGAACACGAAATATTGTAAAGGTAACACAGTTATTGAATGGAAAGAATTTTGAAGAATTGTATTTTAATGCAGTCTCAGAAAATAACGTTGAAGCGTTGTCGAAAATGATTTCGATTTTTGCAGAAGATGTCGAGACAGGTGCCAAAGCATTTCAAAGCGAAGATGAAATCTATGATTTTATTGATGATTATATGGCAGAGAAGAAAAAAACATATGGAGATATTTTCAAAGAGATTGCGGAGAGTATTAATGAAATGGGTTTTTTCAACAGCAAGATGACGACAAAAGAGTTAGAAGCAAAAATGAAAAATCACATGGCAATCGATATGAACGAAATCATCAAAAGTTCGGCAGAAAAAGCAATCACAGGAATGACTGCAAAAGAGCTTGGCATATCAAAAGGCTAGAGGATATTTTTGACAGAATAAATGATTGTAAAACACTGCATGAATTGGTGTATGGTTATGAGCCGTTGGCGTATTATTATGGAATGAAACCGCAGGAGTTTTGGGATTGCAGTTATCGCGAAGTGATTGTGTATTGTGAGGCTAATTGTGCAAGAACTATGGAGAATTTTAAAACAAATGTTATCATTCAAGAGGCGACAACAGATAAATTAATACGAGCAGATGGCATGAATATGGGAAAAAAGGCGAAAGTAATACCGCTTAAGAAGATGTTTAAAGAATTGTTTGTGTAAAAACTTGACAGTGAAATAAAAAAATGCTATAATAAATATAGCTTAAGCAAATAAGTTGCGCAGAACTTAAATGCACATAAAAAAGACTAGGAGTACCATTCCTAGTCTTTTTAAGTATTTGTTAATCTTCGTTATCGTTTGCAATTAAGTAAAGAATAACTAATATTAACAACTTTAATAAGTTGCGCATACTTAAAAATGCACCTCCTTTCCTCCTTGAGCAAAGGATAAGGCAATTATACAATATTTTACATTAAATTGTCAAATAATGTAAAATAGGTATTGCAATATTGATAATGTTGGATTATAATTGTAGTAGTTTTTATTGAAAAGGGGGAAAATAAAAAATGGCAATGAAAAATTGTAAAGAATGTGGAACAGAGATAAGCGGTTCTGCGAAGGTCTGCCCAAAATGTGGAAAGGACCAAAGAAATTTTTTCCAAAAACATGTTATATTAACAATAATCTTAGCAGTAATTGTTTTAGGAATAGCTTTTGGAGGAAGTGGAGACAACAAGACGAACAATACAGTGGCAACATCAACGCCTACAACACAAGGCGATCAACAAGAGCAAAAAGCAGAAGAATTGTTAGAAGTAGATTATAAAGTTTTATGGCAAGATTATCAAGATAATGCAATAGGAGCAGATGCCAAATACAAAGACAAAATGTTGAAACTAACCGGCGAAGTTGAGGATATTAATCGAGAGATTGCAGGTAATCCATATGTAACATTCAAAATAGGAACTTTGCAAAATGTGAGATTAACATTCAAAAAGTCAGAAGAGGAAAAAATTTCTCAATTATCAAAAGGGCAAACTATTACAATAAAAGGTAAATGCTCAGGGCTATTAATAACAAGTACTGTTTCATTAAATGATTGTGAAGTAATTGAATAAAATTTTATTATAGAAACATCTGATTATTCAGGTGTTTTTCTTTTACTCAAAAATAATTTATAAAATTTTGAAAAACCTCTTGACATTATGACATCACATATGATATTATGACGTCATGAAAGAGAGGTGAGTAAGATAAAACAAACAACAGTTAGGATAGATGATGAGTTGCTAAAGACAGTAAAATATAAACTTATAGAGGAAAACATTTCATTTAATGAATATGTAATACAACTCATTAAAGAAGACTTAGAAAAGTCCAGTAAATAAAATAAAGGCACAGTTGTAAGGAACTTTGGTCGGTAACATACAACTATACCTTGGACTAGAGATTAACTCTATCTATAAAATATTATATCATAGATTAGAGAATCTCGCAACAAATTTTTTAAAAATTTTAGGAGGTTCTTTTTATTATGGAAAAATTAGAAAAAGAAAATAATTTATTATGGGAATTAGAAGGAGCAGAAGCGCTTTTATCAGAAGATATACAGGCTGTAAGTTATTTAATGCAAGAGTATTTTGATTTTATTGAACCCAAGGAAGAATTTAGATATTGTTATCGTGAAATATCAAATCAATTAAACACAATATTCAAATCGATGATGTATAACCGAGATAATATGAGAAAAGCAGTTAAAAAAGTATATACAATTGAAAAATTAACGAAAGAAGGTGCTGTAAATGAAAGATAAACTAATTGCAGCACTAATTGTTGGAATGATAACAGGGATAATACCAGCTTTGATTCAAGGCATTGTTTATAAAATATTTGGATTGTAGGAGGAAAGAAAATGAGTAATGAAATTATGATTATTAAAAATGTTAGAGGATATAAGGACGACAAAGGAGTGGCTCAATTAAATTTAGAGGATATTTCAAGAGGATTAGGATTTGTACAAATGAAAAACAAAATTGAATATATAAGATGGGAAAGGGTGATAGGTTATTTAAAAGAATTTGGTTTCCCCACTTGTGGGGAAAATGGAAAAGTGCCAGAATATATACCAGAAAATATATTTTATAAATTATGTTTTAAGGCAGAAAATGAAATAGCAAGAAAGTTTCAAGATTTTGTAACAGACGAAGTATTACCAAGTATTAGACAAACAGGTGGTTATATAGTTGGTGAAGAAAACATGAATGAAGACGAACTCGTACTAAAGGCAATGACTGTCTTAAATAAGAAAGTAGAAAATTTAAAAGAAAAAAACAAATTACTAGAGGCAGAGAACAATCAAAAAGACCAATTAATTGGAGAATTAAAACCAAAAGCAGATTATACAGATAAAATACTGCAAAGCAAAGGAACAGTCAAAGTAAATGTAATAGCAAACGATTACGGATTAACAGCCATAGCAATGAATAGATTGTTGCATAATCTAGGCATTCAATATAAACAAGGCGATGATTGGTTGTTATATAGAGATTATAGAGGTAAAGGATATACACATAGTAAAACAATACACTTTTTTCACAAAGATGGAAGACCAGATACAAAATGCAATATGGAGTGGACGCAGAAAGGAAGATTGTTTTTGTATGACATATTGAAAGAAAACAACGTGCTCCCAATGATTGAACAAGTTTAAAAAAGCAAATTAAATACTAGAAAACATCAGTTTATAACTGGTGTTTTTTATTGCCTAAAAAAGAAAGAAGGTGAGAAAAAAATGGTTGCTGAAGAAATAGAAATTGTGGTAACAGCAAAAGTAGAAGAAGCATTGAGAGAATTTAAGAAGATGTTGCCTGAAATCAAAAAACAACTAGGGCAGGCACAACAGGAATTTAACAAAGTTGATATGAAAAGTATTGCTTCTAAAACACAAAATGTTGTCCAACAGGTCAAGCAGAAAATTGGAGAATTGAAAAGCTCTAATACAGATAGGGTACTACAAAAACAATTTGAAAAAGCAAGTACAAGCGTTATGAATTATAGACAACAATTAGAACAAACAAAAGAGCAATTAAGACAAGTATATGCCCAGATGGATGTAAAACAAGAGAAAACTTGGAAACAGTATACTCCAGACGGTATTGAATTAGGTAATAAAGGGATAGAACCAGCGGTAAATAAAGCATTAGGAGAAGATAAAGAATATCAGAAGTTAATTACACAGGAAACCAAGTTAAATCAAAAAATACAAGAATTAAATCAGAAATTGCAACAGGCAAAGCAAAATTATAAAAGTATAGGCGCAGAAGTTGGACAAACGCAAGCAAAACAAAATATATTTACAAGTATGGCAGGCAAGGTAAATAATGTCTTGCAGACAATGAAAGGTAAGGCGAACGGTGTTAGTAGTACATTTAATAAGTTACCAACTATAACTGCTAAAATAAATGCTAATATTAAGCAAATGGGTGCAGGAATGAAGCATGGGCTAGGACATATTTTAAAGTATGCGGGGGCTCTTTTTTCTTTGCGTGGAATTTATTCAATATTAAGTAATAGCGCAAGTGCTTGGTTAAACAGCCAAAATGCGGGGGCGCAACAATTGAAGGCTAATATTGATTATTTAAAATATTCTATGGGCTCAGCGTTGGCTCCAGCAATTCAATTTATTACAAAACTAATGTATAATTTATTGAAAGCTATTCAAAGTGTTGTATATGCGTTATTTAGAGTAAATATATTTGCAAATGCAAGCTCAAAGGCATATGGCAGTATGGCGGGAAGCGCAAAGAAAGCAAAGAATGAAACAAAAGCATTAGCTGGTATTCATGACGAGCTTAACAATATAACCAATAATGATACTGAAAGCGGTAGTGGTTCGCCAGCGCCTAGTTTCGATTTATCAACCATAGATTATGATATGACTTCTTGGATTGACAAAATAAAAGAGAAATTAGCTGTTTTGTTTAAACCTATAACAAATGCTTGGGCGACATATGGACAACCATTAATAAATAGCATATCATATGCATTCACAAGCGTATGGGAATTGATTAAATCGATAGGAAAAAGTTTTGAGGAAGTATGGCTTAATGGAACAGGAGAACAAACTATCAGTTTTATTTTGCAAGGTTTAACATCAATATTTAATGTAATAGGAAATATTGCAACAGCATTTACTAATGCATGGAATGAAGGTGAGAAAGGAACACAAATAATTCAAAATATATGGAATGGTTTTAATAATCTATTATCAATTATAGTTAGTGTGTTTCAAACATTTGAAGAATATACTGCATCTCAAAATTTTCAAAACTTCGCCAATTCAGTAATAAGCATAATAGAAACGTTGTCTAGTTGGTTTGAAAAAATAACTGAAAAAATAAAAGAAATATGGGAAAATGCAGGAAAAGAAACATTCGAAAAATTACTTGAATTTGGAGGAAAACTTGTTGAACTAATTTCGGTTGTATTAGATAAATTATCTCCAATAGTAGATTATATATTAAATGTAATAACGCCAGTAATTGAAGGAATAATTTCAATGACAAGAGATATAATTGATGCTTTAATAGGAGTAATTGATTTCTTAATTGGTGTTTTTACAGGCGATTGGGATACAGCATGGGAAGGAATCAAAGAAATTTTTTCAGGCATTTGGAACTATATGAAAGATTGGGTAAAGACAGCAATTTATGCTATAAAAGGAATAATTGAAGTTGCTATTGGAATTATAAAGACTGTCTGGAATACTATGTGGACTGCAATAAAAACAATAGTAGTAGGAATATGGAACGGAATTACATCAGCGATTACTACAGCGTTAAATGCAATAAAAACAAATATATCAAATGTTTTAAATTCGATTAAATCAACATGGACTAATATATGGAATGTAATGAAAACAACAGTATCTAATATATGGAATGGAATTTGGCGGTACAATCAAAGGAGTTATTAATTCAATTCTTAGCGGAATTGAGGCAATGGCAAATGGAATTGTGCGAGGTGTGAATAAAATTATTGATACATTGAACAATTTACAGGTCCATATTCCAGACTGGGTACCGATGTTTGGTAACAAAACATTAGGCTTCAATATCAATCATATGGGCGAAGTAAGTTTGCCAAGGCTAGCAAAAGGAAATGTAGCTTATGATGAAACTGTGGCTATTTTTGGTGAATATGCTGGCGCAAGTAACAATCCAGAAATTACAACACCACAAAATATTTTGCGAGAAACATTTGAAGATGTATTGTCAAGAAATGGCGGAAACAATCAGCCAATTAGTTTGAATCTAACAGTTAAGGTTTCTGATAAAAAACTAGGGACTGTACTGATAGAAGATTTAAAAAGCATAAGAAGACAAACAGGAAAAGATTTAGAGGTATTGGTAGGAGGATAAAATTATGCTGTGGAAATTAAATGGAAAATTGATGAAAAGTCCGTCTACCTATAAAGATAATATAGAAGATGTTGACAACGATAGTTACACAAGTATTGTAGACGGAAGTTTGATTGACAATCCGATTGCCGTAGGAATGCTAAAATTAGAAATGACATGGGATTGTTGTACGGAAGCAGAGGCAGAAGAATTGTTACAAGCAACGTATCATAATCCTATGATGGTCACAATAAAGTGTCCTAGTGTAAGGGGGCGGTATAATTACCGCTCCTTTTCGATGCTCAAAAAGAAATAGCGAAATGTATTTAACTGGAAATGATGAAGATACCTCCAAGTCGCTTTGGAAGGTGTCTTTTAATTTAATGCAAAAAAGTTTGGTGGATAGTCAGAAATAAAGGAGTTAAAATGTGGAGTGTAAGTCAAGATTTTAAAAATAAAGTTTATCTGGATTCAACAAGACACTTATTGAACATATATATAGATGGTCAAAAAATAGACGGCAAATATATCTTAGGCTTTTCGAGAGATTTTGACTTGTTTGATGACAAGTTTGGCTTTGGAGGAACTCCGTCTGCACAAATTGAGCTTAAAATACACAAAAATGGATTGCCTAACACATATCAAGAGATTTATGTTGAAACAGGAATTGACAATGAAATTATTTCGCTTGGCACGTATCGACTGGAAGAAATCAACAAAGATGACAATTATACGGTGACGATAAAAGCAATGGATTATATGTTAAAGTTTGAATTTAATTACGATGGAAGCACCTTGTTTAGCGAGAACAAAAAGTCAGCAACGTTGATGGAAGTCTTGCAAGATATTTGTAATAAGGCAGGAGTGGAACTTGGTTCTGCTTCTTTTTTGAATCAAGACAAAATAGTTGCTGTATATGATAATACAGTGACAGCAAGAACTTATTTATCATATATTGCAGAGCAAGCAGGAGGATTTGCTTTTATTGGAAGAGATAATAAACTTTATATTAAAACAATTGCTAGCAGTATTGTTGAAAAAGTGCCGTTTCGATTATTTCAAAAATATACTTGGGGCGAAGAATTTCGAGTTAGTCGAATTGCGTATGAAGATGGTATTCAAGATTTCAAAGTAGGTAATGAGATAGATTTAAGCGTTGCGGAAATTAACGATTATACAGTAAGAGAAGTAAACGAATTATTGGTCAAATACATGTACAAAAATTGCAATACAGTTTGGATTAATAGCGACAATATGTATATTGTTGATAAGGAGCAGATTGAAAATATCTATAATTTATATCAATTATTTTCTTGTTGGAGTTTTGAAGGGACAACAATCATAAATCCTGCATTGGATTTGGGAGATATGATTGAAATTGATGGCAAAAAAGTTATCTATCAAGGAAAAATTGAGTATAAAGGAAAGTTTAAGGCAGATATTTCAAGTAAAATTCAAGCAAAGTCAAAAGAAGACAGTATGGTTACCAGAGTTTCAACAGCAACAAAGATAAGAAGAGTTCAAAGCAGGATTGACCAAATCAACGGTGAAATCGAAACTTTAGTAAAAGAAGTCGACGGAAATAATGAAAAAATGAGTCAAGTTTTGCAGACAGTAGATGGAATCACAGAAACAGTAACAAACAACACAAATAGCATTAAAAACATAAAAACTGACGCAGTAAGTGAAGCGATTAAGGCAACAGAAGAAAGATTGGATGTTGTTTTGGAGGACTATGTCACAACAGCAGAAGTTGGCACAATTGTAACAACGAAGGCTGGAGAGATTGAAACAAATTTGACTGCAAAATTAAATTCGGATTTAAAGAGTTATGCTAAAACAAGTGATTTGAACGATATGTTTAAAAATTACAGTACAACAACAGAAATGCAAAACTATGTAAAAGAAACGACTAATTCATTCGAAAGAACAATATCGGAGAAAATAACAACACAGATTAACGGAATTGATATTGCGACAGACAATTTAGTTTATAACAGTGTTGGCATGCTAGGCATGGAAAGTTGGAGTACACCATCAGTTGCGAAAGCGACTACGCAATATTCGGCAAGTTATCCGAGTGTTTCAAAACGTACATTGCGATTAGCAACAAGTTCGACGGCAGAAGGTACAATAGCAAGTCCGCGATTTGAGGTAAATTCAGGCGGAACTTATACAATTAGCGGTTGGATTATGACAGATAGCAATTGCAAAGGAATGAAGGTTCAGGTTAAAAGTTCAACATCTAAAAATGCGGAAGATTTATATCATTTTACGAATGATACGAGCGATTATGTTTTTTTGGCCGTAGATGCAACAAATAAGTCGTGGACATACTTTACAAAGACATTTACTGTACCGACTGGTTCAAAAAGTGCATTGGTATTATTTTCTACACTAGGTTCGAGAACAAATGGAACGACATGTTATGCTTACTTATCAGATTTAATGATAGTTAAAGGTAATAAAGCAATGACATGGAATGTGTCAAGTAAAGATGCACAGGCGCAGATTACAGAGAATACGTCTAGTATTACACAAACGGCAAAGGAAATTGCTTTAAAAGTTGGAAAAGGAGAAATTATTTCTTCGATTAATCAAAGCGCCGAAACAGTGTCAATTAGCGCTAACAAGATTAAATGGGAAGGCGCGGTTACAGCAAATAACTATTTTAAAATTAATCTAGATGGTTCAATGGAAGCAAGTAGTGGAACAATTGCAGGAATCAATTTTGATTGGTCAGGATTGCATTACTATGGTTCAGATTCTCATGATGGATTTGGGTTATATAAGAGCGGTCAAGGCTGGCTGACGACAGATACACCGCTAGGAGAGAGTTCACAGATTATTTTTATGGCAGGAGGAAATGGAGGACATATTGGAGATGCAAAGTTTCGATTATATCAAAACGGAGAGATGTTTGCAGAAAAAGGAAAGATTGGTCCGTTCAAGGTTACAGCTAATACTTTAGAAAGTGACAGTGTTGGTATTTCTGCTAATGAGTATTATGCGTTTTGGACGAAGATTTCAGGAACAACAACGTCTTTCATCACCTGGAATGGCGATATTAGTTGTAAAAGTATTATTGTAAACGGAAATCCGCTTGTAAGAACACTTGGCGGAGGAAATTGTATTAATTCACTTTATAGAGATGGTAATCAATTAGTTGCTATCATGAATGATGTTATGTTCATTGTTTTACCAGATTCGGTTACATCTGATAAAAATAGAAAAATGAACATTGAAGATACAAAAGTGAATGCTTTGGATTTTTATAAGAAATTACATTTTAGGCAATTCAATATGAAAGAAAGTGGCGAGTTTTACGATTTAGGTTTAATTGCACAAGAACTTGAAAAGATAGATAGCAGTTTTGTAACGACTTTAAGTTTGCAGAACGGAGAAACAACAAAATTGATTCAGCAAGCCAAATTTATTATGCGTAATGCAAAAGCGATTCAAGAATTGATTGATAGATTAGAAAAAGTGGAAGAAAAGTTGGGGGTGTAGAAAATGGCAGAAAAGGGAGCAAGTTTGATTATTCGAGATTTTAAGAATGATTTAACACAAATTTTAAATCAGTATAATATGCCGATGATAATAAAAAAACAAGTGCTTGATGAGATTAGAAATGAAGTTTCAAAAGTGGCAGAGTATCAGATAGCAAAAGAGGAACAAGAGTACAAGGAAGCACTAGAACAAGAAGAGAAAGAAAAAAGTACAGAGGAAGGAGGAGATGAAGAATGTCAAACAGCACAGGAAGATTAGGATTGTTTAAATGGGATACCACAAACGCAACGGATTTGGAATCACAATTTAACATAGATAAGTCAATGAATGAAAATTTAGATAAAATTGATGGCGCAGTTGGGGATTTACAAGATAAGTCAGAAGAAAATGCAACTAATATTGAAGTAAACACGACTGAAATTGCAAATAACAAAACTAAAATTGACAAGAATACAGCAGATATCACAACAAATAAGAATAACATTACTAAAAACAAAAATAATATTTCAACCAACACAACGAATATCACAAAAAATACAGCAGACATTGCAACGAATAAAACAGGAATTGAAGCAAATAAATCAGATATTGCGAAGTTAAAAACAGATACAGCTAATTTGCAAGATGATAAAGTTGACAAAGAAGACGGCAAAAGCTTAATGAGTGATACTGAAATTGAAAGATTGAGTGGCGTAGATAACTACAATGATACAGAGATTAGGCAAGATATATTAGATATTCAATCAGAACAAGTAACACAGAATGAAACTATTGCAGAAATACAACAAAAAGATGTAACACAGGATGGGAGTATTGAGCTATTGACACAAGAAAACATCGAGATTAAACAAGAAAATACAGAGCTTAAAGCAGAGTGTGAACGTTTGAGAGAAGATGCAAATAGTGCGCCATGTGTGAGTAGCGAAGGTGAGAATGTAACGTTAGAAGGCACGCTTGAGGCACGATTTAAAGAGTTTAAGATTTGTGGAAATAGCAAGCAGGAAGTGCGAGAGGGGTATAACTTATTATTTAATAGACAAGCTGAAAAGCTAACAATAAATGGAATCGAATTTTCAATTTATGAAAATGGCACTGTGAATGTAAATGGGACTGCAACGGCTAATGCTATATTGAATCTTTTAGATAGTAAAACACTCGATTTGGCGGAAGGTTCTTATTTTTTGAGTGGATGCCCTGCTAATGGTGGTACTTCAACTTACAAGTTAGATTTAATAGAAGGTATGTCAGGAAATCCGATGACTACAGATTATGGAAATGGCGCTACATTGACATTAACTGAAAGTAAGAGTATACAACAAGCTAGAATTGTAATATATGGTGGCGCAACAGTAAATAATTTGTTGTTTAAGCCAATGATTTGTGTAGAACAGAAAACATATGAGCAATATGGAGCAAGTCCAAGTGTGGATTTTCCGTCAGAGATTAAGACAGTGAAGGATAGTGCAGATGTGACGATTTGTAATAAGAATTTGCTAAACACAAAATTGGCGAAGAATAAAGTTGCAAATGGCGTAACTTTTTCAGTGAATGAAGATGGCAGTATCTTGATAAAAGGTACTGCTGAGAAGTATGTAACACTTTTTATAGAACAGGAAATGACTCTAAAAGCTAATCAGACATATAAAGCTGTGGCTTTTGGAAATAAGAATATTGCTTCAAGTTTGTATTTTATTACAACTGATAATAAGTATATGGGAGTTAATTTAAAAAAGGATTCTGTGTTTGATAAAGATATAGAAATAGCGAAGTTCTACATTGCAGTTAATGAGGGAGTGACAATAGATGAAACAGTATATTTGATGTTATGCAATGACACAACTGATTCTGATTATGTACAACATAAAGAACAAAGTTTTACAATTGCTGTACAACAAGAATTTAGAAAAAATAGCGATATAGCAGATGGTTTCAAGAAAATAAATGGCGTTTGGTATGAAAGGCATTGGATTGGCAGATATGTAGTGACAGGCGATGAAAATTGGTTATTGGAAAGCAATGGTACTCGATTAGGACTTTATGGGTTAATTACGAAATCTGATAATACAGCAAGACAGCATAGCAATATGTTTAAAAATTGTGTTAGATGGGGTGCTAGCAATACTAATACGTTTTTTGTAGAAAATGATAACATTCGATTTCATAATGATTTTGGCTTTGAAACAGTTGAAGAAGCGAAAGCACATTTGAAATCATTATACGAAACTGGAAATCCGCTTTATTTTGATTATGTTATGACAGAATCGTTTGATATCGAATGTACAGCTGAACAAAAATCAATATTAAACGAAATAGAAAAGACAGCTAAGAGTTACAAAGATGTAACACATATTTATAGCACAGATGAAATAAGTCCAATTTTCGCGGTAGAGGCGAGAAAGGACATGCAATTAGAGAATGACAAAATAAATGCGAGAATTGATGAAATTGAAGCATTGTTGAGCACAACAGCAACATCAGCGTTGTTGTTGGATAATTTTGAAAATGATTTAGAATCGGAGGTAATGTAATATGTTAGTGAGTTTATTAGAGAATTTAATTGTTAAGAAGTTTTATGAGAACAAGGAGGAGATTCAAAGAAAGCTAGATGTTTTCTATGCTATGAGCAAAATAGCAGATGAGGATTATAGTAATCTGACGTTGGAGGTTGAAGAAGTTTATTTTGTAGCAGAAGTGACAGAAAACAGTACAGTAGTAGACACAAACAAGACAGAAAATACAAATGAGGAGGAATAGTTAATATGGAACGTAAAGAAAAAAGAATTGTTGCAGTGTGCATTGTTGTGCTAGTGTTTTTGATTCTTAACTTTTTGACGGCGATTGAAACATTCATCGGCTATAATAAGAGTAAAGCAAGTGGGAATGAACGTTGGAAGCAAGTTGAGGAACGAATTGTTTCTATGGAAAATGATGTAGAGATGTTGAAACAGGAGGTGCAGGCATGGAAGAATTAGCGCAATTGATTACGAATTATGGTGTTATGATTGTGATTGTGGCGATTTTTTTATGGGATTATGTGGCGAATAAAAAAGATATGAAGAATGCGCTGGAAACGATGAAGGATACGAATTTGAATATTAGCAATTGTTTGGAAGAAATGAAGGACGGTAATAAGAATATGGAAAAGTCGTTAGATTTACTGCAAAAAAGTATGGATAATCAGAGTATGAAGATTGATAAATTGTTGGAAAGGAAAGGGTAAAAGTATATGAAATATGATTTTAAAAATTGGTTTAAATGTGCAGGAATGCGCGCAATTAAGACGGTGGCACAAACGGCAGTATCGCTAATTGGCGTAGGCGCAGTGATGAGCGATGTCGATTGGGCTATGGTTGGTTCGGCTAGTTTGCTGGCTGGGATTTTGAGTTTATTAACGAGTGTGGCAGGATTGCCAGAAGTGGAGAAATAATTTTGTTGTTTTTTGACAGAAATTGTTGAAAAATTTTTATTACCGCCTTATATTCATATTGACATTTTTGTTGAATACATTTATAATGAAGAAAAAGGGAGGTGATTGCTATGGAAAATGATATCGTAAAAGATTCTTATTATTTAATCAGTTTATTTATGAACGATTCAAAAAAAGTTACTCAACTACATATACAAAAATTAATGTATTTTTTTGAAGCATATTACATGAATGAAAAAGACTGTGACAAACTATATGAATGTAACTTTAATGCTTGGATGTTTGGACCTGTAGCAATACCACTATATAAGGCGTATAAAAAGTTTGGAGAATTTCCTATTATTTTAACAGAAGAAAAAATTGAAATGGGTAAGGAAATAGCAAGAGATAAGAAAAATATGCTAAATGAATTATATATGGTTTTTGGGGATTTAAGTGCAAATGAGTTAGTAAATTTGACACATATGCAAGATTCACCATGGTATAACAAATGGATTGAAAATAATAAAAGAGTTGTCTATGGAGAAGCAAGTTACATTGATAAAATAGCAACTAAAATATGGTTTAAAGAGAAGTTTATCGTATAATGAATAAACTGAAAATTCCTAAAAATGAACGTTCCCAAAAACAAGAAAAAATTCTCGAGATAAATGATAATATAAAAGTTATTTTAAATGAAATTTTGAATACACAAGTTGAAACAATTAGTTCAAAAAATGAAGATGAAATTAAACAAATATTAGATAAAGCAGATTGGCTTATACTAGAGTGTCACGCGACTAATGAATTTAAAATTAGCAGAAATACTGATTTTTCAAGGCTAGTATATGAATATCAAAGATTAAAATTAAAATATGAATCTTATCAAATTAACCTTCAAATTAATTTGATTCATGATGATTATAATAGAATAAAAACGCAACAAGAAGAAATAGAAACTAATGCTAATAATTTAGTTTATAATATACTAGGATTTATAGCTTCATTTAGTGTGATATCTGCTTCAGTTGAGGCAATATCAGAAATTAAAGAGACATCTAATATAATTTTATTTATGGCGTTCACATCATTCATATTATTGACAACATTGATTGGATTGCATAATTTTTATAAGATTGATTATTATCCAAGAGGAAGATTACAAAATAATTATTTTTTGTGGAAGGCTATGATTATTGTAATGGTAACTATTTTAGGTTATCAGGGACTGAAATACACAAGAGAAAATCAAGATTATATATTTGAAAAGATAGGAGAAGGAATAGGAAAGACTATTAATATTGTTGGAGGAAATGCAAATAATAAAAATGATAAAACATCAGATTGAGTTCTGGTGTTTTTTATTATGTAAAAAAAAGGAGGAAAAATAGTTATGGATGAGGAAAGTGTTGAAACAATGGAACTTGCAGAGGAAGACGCAAGAGGGGAGGAAAACGAATGAATATTATAGAGAAATTATTGACGATTAATCCATATTCGCGACCACGGAACAAAGCTACAGTCAGTAAAAAATATTTTAGTTCACTGGGTTGGAAATGCTGGTTCAAGTGCTATGGCAAATCGAAATTATTTTGAAAGTTGCAAAACAAAGAAAATTTATGCCAGTAGCCAGTACATAATTGGATTACAGGGAGAAGTTGTAAGAGATATTCCAGAAAACGAGGTCGCTTATCACGCAGGCAATTTGACAGTAAATAGAAATTCAATAGGAATTGAATGCTGTCACCCTGATTGGAACGGTAAGTTTAATAGTGCTACATACAATAGTTTGGTTGAATTGTGTGTAGATTTGTGTAGAAGATATCATTTGACTGCAAACAACATTATAAGACACTATGATGTAACTCGAAAAGAGTGTCCGAAATACTACGTAAAAAATCAAAATGAATGGGAAAAATTCAAAGCTGACGTGGCGAGTAGATTAGGACAAGGGAACGTAGCGACATCTGTGTCGGTAGCATCTAATGAAAATAAGAAAGGAGAAGATGAAGAAGTGAGAGTTTATCAAAATGGAAGTACGAAAGAAATTGTTTATTCAGATACAGATTGCAAAATTAAGTTAGGTAGTTTGTCAGCTTATGAGAAATGCGATTGTCTTGGAATTTTTAATAATAAAGCAATGGTAAGATACCAAGTGGGCTCGACAGGAAACTATAAAATTGGATTTGTTGAGTGGCTTGGGGGAGTGAAATAAAAATAATAGGGGGGCATAGCGCCCCCCACATTGTTAGTGCAAATTATTAAATTAATCCTTTTTCTCTTTTGTAGGTATAACCTCAAAAATATGCATCAGTTCTATCCAGAGCCCATCATCTATACGAATACGCGCTGGCTCTAGCTTATGTTGCTCATCAGGAGCAGAAAAAGTTGCATATCCATTTTGGGTGTGGATATACAGCTTATACGTTGGACGTATTTCCTTAACAGACAGAAAAAAGTCAAACATATACTGCCCAAGTGGATTCTGTGCATTATCCTTTACCCGCACTAACAATTCCTTGTGCGGAGTGAAAATTTTTTTAGCTGCTTTGATTTGTTTTTTTAAGTCTTCCATAATTCTACCTCCTTAAAGAATTTTCTAAAAATTTACATAATACTATAATAACATGATTTTTGAGAAAAATCAATATAAAACAAGAAACTTTTTGGTATAGTGAATATTATATAAAATTCAAACGTGGAAACTTTCAAAGATTTCCAGTGAATCATAATACAGATTATGCTATAATCAAATTAATTACAGATATCTGTAATTAGGTAACCGAAGAGTTTTAATTAAAATGGAGGTAGAAATATGAAGGTTAATGTTTTACGGAATGACAAGAAAGATGTCCACAATGGAATGGTGATGATTGTTCAGATTGTAATGGAAGAGTTCTTTGGGAAAAGAGATTTATTGTTAGATAAAGACCAAGCAGGTTTCACATATCTAACATTTGAAATTGCTACTGATGGAGATGTCGAAGGCTTTAAAAATAAACTTTCAAAACTTAACCCATTATATGAAGTAAGCATAAACGCATAGTATAAGTTTCTTTAGATAAGAAATTTAGAAAAACTCTCTATTGAGCGAAAGTTTTATGAGAGTTTTTTGTTTTAAAAAGCTATTGACAAAAGCTATTAAAATAAGATATACTAAATTAGGTTTAGTCGAAAGATTATATACATTTTGCAAGGGAACATGTTACAAGACATGTTTCTTTGTTTTTTTAGTATAGATTGACAATTAAAAATAAATATCTTATAATTATTATGCATAAGATATTTTTATTATATTTTCTTAATATAAAAAGAAGCAAAGCATATTTACATACTTTGCTTCTAATTTTATAAATCTTTTTCTCTGTTCATGATATTTATCAGTGAATCAATGATTCGACTAATCTCTAAAGCTTCATTTGAACTAAGACCATATTTGTCAACAGTTTTGTTTAGTTTCTTTTTCAAAGTTTCAATGTCTGATTTACTATAGAATAAGTCTTTGATATTAACTTCTAGCGCATCAGAGATTTTTTCTAGTACATTTACACTACAGTTATCTAATTTGTTGTTTTCTAATTTCGTTAAATAAGAACGTGATAAATTCGTTTTCTCGCATAAATCAATTATGCTTAAATTCTTACGTTCTCTCAATTTTTTTATTACAAAAATAAGCATTGTTTTTTTACCTCTTGTCTTTAGTGTTACCAAATAAAATAAAAAAATCAAAAAAATTTGACTCCTGGGAGGAGTCATTTTGAAAATGCAAAAAGTTTCGAAAGCATTGAAAATAAAGAAGTATATAAATTCGACATTTTGAAATCATTGGTATTACTGGCTTTTTTGTCGAATGATTGATGTTGCAAAATGTAGTTTGAAGTATTATAATTAAGCACAACAAAGAAATGGAACAATATTGGAGGTATAAAATGAAGCAAAGAGATGTAGAAGAATATGTACTAAAAGAAATCTTAAAAGATTGTAGTTTGTATGAAAGAATTATTGTGAAAATATTCGATAAGGAATTTAGGAAAATTTATAATATAATAAGAATAAAATTAATAAATATTTGGCTGGGTAGCGAAGAAGAAACATATTATAGAAAAAATTACCCGAAAATTACCCGAAATTGATAGGTATAGGAATGAGAATATTGTAAATACGGGAATAACATGGAAAAACTAAGTCCTCTCATCCGCACCA